TATGGCCTTGCGCAGTGGACGTACTGGTCCCGGAAGCAGGCGCTGCTTGAGTTTGCGAAAGGCTCTGGGAAGTCCATCGGGGATCTGCAGACGCAGCTGGATTTCCTGTGGAAGGAGCTGCAGGGATATACCTCCGTCCTGAATACCCTGAAAAGCGCGACTACCGTGAAGACAGCTTCCGATGCCGTGCTCACCGGATATGAACGTCCTGCGGATCAGGGTGATGCGGTCAAGGAAAAGCGTGCCGGGTACGGCCAGACCTACTTTGACAAGTATGCTGGCACGAAGACGGAAAAGCCCGTTGCTACCTGCACTGCTACCAAGGTCATCGCTGTGGCCGTCGAGCAGATCGGATACAAGGAGAAGGCCTCCAACAGCTCTCTGGATGACAAGAGTGCCAATGCCGGAGACGCCAACTACACCAAGTACGCCAGAGACTTCGACCAGAAGTATCCCAGCTGGTACAACGGGAAGAAGAACGGCTTTGCATGGTGCGACATGTTCGTTGACTGGTGTTTCCTGACGGCCTTCGGCTATGAGAAGGCGCTGGCGCTGCTCTGCCAGCCGGAGCGCTCTGCAGGCGCGGGATGCACCTACTCTCTGCGCTACTTCAAGAATAAGGGACAGTTCCATACCAGCGATCCTAAGCCGGGAGATCAGATTTTCTTCGGTACGTCGCTGGACAACTCCACGCACACCGGCATTGTTGAATCCGTGGATAAGAAGCAGGTCCACACAATTGAGGGCAACACCAGCAATCAGGTAGCGCGGAGGAATTACTCTCTGACCAATAGCCGTATCCTCGGTTATGGCAGACCTTCCTATGACGCTGCCGGAGCTGTGGTTCCGGTCACACCCGCCACTCCTGCTGCCCCGCAGGTGAAGGACGTACCCTTCCTCGTGAAGGTCAGCATCCGGGATCTGAATATCCGTAAGGGTCCTGGTACCAACTACAGCCGCACCGGCTCCTATACCGGCATTGGCGTGTTCACCATCGTGGAAGTACAGTCCGGGCAGGGCTCCAGCTCCGGCTGGGGCAAGCTCAAGTCCGGTGCTGGCTGGATCAGCCTCGACTATACCAAAAAGCTGTAATTTGACCCTCTGGGCCTGTGGGAGAAATCCTGCAGGCCCACTTTTTTTATTTCTGCCCGCTCAAAACGCCTCCCAATCTCCAGTGGAAAGTGAGAGAAGCCCTCTCGGACTGGAGGATATACCTATGACGCAGATCACTTTACCCGTTTCCGATCTCGCCGCTGTGCTTGATGGGGTGACCACGGATCATTTTTTTACAGAGGAGCAATTCCAACGGGATGTCGATTATTTCCGGGCTCAGCAGATTACAAAAAGCATGTTGGATGCTGGACTTATTTCCTTGTCTCAATTCGACAAATTGTCCAATTTGAACCGGAAAACTTTCTCTCCCTTCCTCGCAGATATATTCCCGAATACCGTTGATAAGTCTTCAAAACAGAGGTAATATGCGACACTACCGAAGGGAGGTGAAGCCTTGAAAAAGGTTACAAAGCTCGGTGCTGGCAAGGCACCGAAGGCAAAAAAGAAGCTGCTCCGCGTAGCTGCATACTGCCGTGTTTCTACAGGCAGTGACGCGCAGCTCGAAAGCCTCGAAGCGCAGAAGCAGCACTATGAAAACTATATCTCCGGACGGGATGACTGGGAATTTGCAGGTCTGTACTTTGATGAAGGCCTATCCGGCACCAAAAAGGATCGCAGACCGGAGCTCCTCCGTATGATTTCCGATTGCGAGGCCGGTAAGATCGACTTCATCCTTACGAAGTCCATCAGCCGATTTGCCCGGAACACAACGGACTGCCTGGAGATGGTCAGAAAGCTGCTGGAGCTGAACATCCCGATTTACTTCGAGAAAGAAAATCTGAATACCAGCGCAATGGAAAGTGAGCTCTTTCTCGCCATTCTAAGCAGCATGGCCGAGGGAGAGTCTACATCCATTTCCGAAAACAGCAAGTGGTCGATTCAGAAGCGGTTCCAGAATGGCACCTTCAAAATCAGCTATCCGCCTTACGGTTACGAATGGAATGGTGAGCAGATGGTGATCAATCTGGAGCAGGCTGAAGTTGTACGCTGGATGTTCGCGCAGGTGCTTTCCGGAAAGGGAACGCAGGCAGTCGCTGACGCACTGAATGAGAAAGGCGTCCCCAGCAAAAAAGGAGGACGCTGGACTGCCACTACGGTGCGCGGCATGCTGGCCAATGAAAAGTACACTGGCGATGTGATCTTCCAGAAAACCTATACGGACTCCCAATTCAACCGCCATGTCAATCGTGGAGAGAAAGACAGATATGCCCTTTCCGATCACCATGAAGCAATCATCAGCAGGGAGGACTTCGATGCTGTCCGTGCCTTGATTCAGCAGCGCGGCAGAGAGAAAGGCATCGACAAGGGCAGCGGCAAATACCAGAATCGGTACTGCTTCTCCAGCAGGATCATCTGTGGTGAATGCGGCGGCTCCTTTAAGCGTCGGATACACTCCTGCTCCGGGAACAAGTATGCCGCTTGGTGCTGCAGTACGCATATCAACGACAAGAGCCACTGCTCCATGAAATATGTGGAGGACGAGGTTCTAAAGGCTGCCTTCATCACCATGATGAACAAGCTGATCTACTCTCACCGCATGATCCTGAAGCCCTATGTTGAAGCCCTCCGCTCGGAGAACAAGGACGGCTCCTTAAGAAGAATTCAGCAGATCCAAACGCTGCTTCTTCAGAATTCCGACCAGCGCGAAACCCTGACGAAGCTCATGGGACAGGGCTACATTGATCCGATCATTTACAACGAAGAAAACAACGCCCTGCTCCGGCAGGCTGACGATTACCGGGCTGAGATCGATATGCTGAATAAGAATATCAGCGGCGATGCCAGTCACCTGCAGGCAGCGACGGCCCTGCTTCACTTTGCAGGCAAAAGCGCTATGCTCGACGCATTTGACGAAGAACTGTTTGAACAGACCGTTGACCGCATCATCGTCCAGTCCCGGAGCGAGTTTGTCTTCGAGCTGAAATGCGGTTTGAAATTAAAGGAAAGGATGTGATCAGATGGGACATACGCCATTCGGCTACCGCATTGAGAACGGTGTCGCCGTGATTGACGAGGATGCAGCCGGAAAGCTCCGGAAGCTCTATGCCAACTACCTTGATGGGATGAGCCTGAAGAATGCCGCCAATGAAGCCGGAATCGAAACCTACCACGCTTCCGCAAAGCGGCTGCTGATGACGGAGCACTACCTCGGTGATGATTTCTACCCGGCGATCATAGACAAAGGAACCTTCGACCAGGTGCAGGCAGAACGGATTAAACGCGCTGCTGCCCTCGGACGCTTGGTTCGGAAGTCAACAAGAAAACCGCCCAAGATCCCTACGCAGTTTAGCATCGGAGCCATCATGGAGCATTTCGATAATCCGGCAACGCAGGCCGAGTACGTCTATGGTCTGCTGAAAGGCGAGGTGATTTGATGGGAAACGTTATGGTCATCCCGGCCAGACGACAGGTCGGGAACAACATCAAGAAAGCCGAGAAGCCAAAGCTCCGAGTCGCAGCGTATTGCCGCGTCAGCACGGACAGCGATGAACAGGCCACCAGCTATGAAGCCCAGATCGAACATTATACGGAGTACATTTCCAAGAATCCGGAATGGGTGCTGGCAGGTATTTTTGCCGACGACGGCATTTCCGGTACCAACACCAAAAAGCGTGACGAGTTTAACCGCATGATCGACGAATGCCATGCCGGAAACATCGACATGATCATTACTAAGTCGATCAGCCGGTTTGCTCGAAACACGCTGGACTGCCTGAAATACATCCGGGAACTGAAAGAAATCAACATTCCCGTCTACTTCGAGAAGGAGTCTATAAACACGATGGATGCCAAGGGGGAGGTACTGCTGACGATCATGGCCTCCCTTGCCCAGCAGGAAAGCCAGAGCCTCTCGCAAAACGTGAAACTCGGCCTGCAGTACCGTTACCAGCAAGGACATGTGCAGGTCAACCACAACCGCTTCCTCGGATACACCAAGGACGCGGACGGACATCTGGTCATCGACCCCGACCAGGCAGAGGTTGTCAAGCGTATCTACCGGGAATACCTGCAGGGGCTCAGCATGGACAAGATCGCCGCTGGCCTTGAGGCTGACGGTATCCTTACCGGTGCAGGCAAAGCAAAATGGCACACCAGCACCATTAAGAAAATCCTCACCAATGAAAAATACATCGGTGATGCCCTGCTTCAAAAGACCTACACCACGGACTTCCTGACAAAGAAGCGGATCAAGAACAACGGCACCGTTCCGCAGTACTACGTGGAAGGCGACCATGAGGCAATCATTCCGAAGGACATCTTCCTTCTGGTGCAGGAGGAACTTGCGCGGCGACGACTGGTGCATACCACAGAGAACGGCAAACGCCGCTGCTACTCCTGCAATCACTGTTTCGCCCAGATCGTTTTCTGCGGCGACTGCGGAGAATTCTTCCGGCGCGTCCACTGGAACAACCGAGGCTGCAAGTCGGTCGTCTGGCGGTGCGTCAGCCGCTTAGAGAATACCGGCCATGTTTGCCGAGCGCGGACGGTCAATGAGGAATACCTGCAGGAGGTAGTCGTTCAGGCTATCAATCAGGTGCTCTGCAAAAAAGACGACTTTCTGAAAGCCCTGCAGACCAACATCGCCACGGTAATCAAACAGGGAGACACTCTGTCGCCAGAGGTCATCGATGAGCGCCTCCGGGAACTGCAGAAGGAGCTCCTGAAGAAAGCCAACCAGAAAGATGACTACGATGCAATCGCGGACGAGATTCTCCGGCTCCGGGACATGCGGAAGCAGGCCGAGGTTGACAGTGTTGTTCGAGACGAGCAGATGCGGCTGATCAGAGACCTTCAGGATTTCATCCGGCAGCAGCCCACCACCATCACGGGGTTTGACGAGACGCTGGTCAAGCGCCTGATCACGAAGATCTCTGTTTTCGAAGATCATTTCACCATCGACTTCAAGTCCGGAGTCACAATCGACATCAAAGCATAAAAGAAGGCTCCCCGCCGCCGATGATGGCAGTGTGGGAGTCTTGATCTGTTTTACGGTCATTTTGCATTTGCAGCGGCTTCAATAAATGCTTTGAATATCTTCCTGCTGTTCTCGTCTGTCTTCCATGAAAATTCCGGATGCCACTGTACTGCCCATAGGAAGCGATGTCCGGGCATATAGACTGCCTCGATAATTCCATCCGATGCTTTGGCCATTATTTTGAGACCATCTGCCAGCATTTTTACCGCCTGATGGTGATAACTGTTTACCGAGAGTTTTTCTGTTTCAAGGCAA